ATAACGGTCATTTGGAACGCCGTACTACTTGGGTAGCGCCTGGCGAAAATCAGGTGAAGAGAGATGAGTACGAAAGTCGGTACCAAGTGTTCAAGAAGATGCAAGACGCAGGTAAATCATCAAGTGAAATTGCATCAGCTATTGGAATGTCGCAGGTGACGCTGTCATCACTTCGTTATCGTGGACGTTACCAAAAAGAAAACGCCTAACGGCTGCAACCGTTAAGCGTTGGTAATTAATTTGGAATAGTTAACTACCCGATAAGGGTAACACATGGAGGAATGACATGACAAATGAATTGCGAGCAGATGCAAAGCGATTTTTAGACCGTGCGTTCGTTTCAGAACAACGAGAGGGCAATGATGGTACAGCGTCAGAATACTGGCTTGCGGTATCAGAAACGTTGTCATGGGTGGTTGAACGTGTTTGATGAACTGATTGATTCACCAGATGACCCAGTCGAAGATGAAGCATTTGATAGCTATCAAGATGAATACGAGGATACAGACATATGAATGAACTAACTTTGCAACAGGCAAACGTTAAGCCGGCACTTGTAGAAGTACCAGGCATTGACGACCTAGACAAGTACGTTGATACCATGCTTGAGACGTACAAGAAGACACCTGTGTCACCTGAAACGTTAGCGCAGGCTAAGCAGGCACGCACCGACTTAAATAAGGCGTACAAGGGCCTTAGTGACACCCGTAAGAAGATTGCAAGTCAAGTTGCTGGTAATTGGCCAGAGACCGAAACACGCATCAAAGAAATTGAGAAGAAGATACAAAAGGTGTCTGATGAGACGTTGAAGCCACAAATTGACGATGTGATTGAAGCTGAAAAGCAAAGTCGTAAGCAGTTGATATTGTCTGAAATTGAAAAGATTTCTTCTGAGTACGGAATGCCAGCCGAAAACATTGTGTTCGATGATAAGTGGTTGAATAAGACGGCTAAGTGGAATGAGACGGAAAATGCTGTTCGCAGTCAATTCGATGTATTAAAGCAGCAAGCGGAGTTGTTTGAGCTTCAATCCCAACAAATCACATCTTACGCAGAACAACTTGGTATTGATCCAGTTGGCGTGTCTGGCTATATTGGCCAGCTTAAATTCAAGTCACTTGATGAAGTGAAGGCGGCCATGGACCGTGACGTTCAACAAGCTAAGGCTAAGTTCGAAGCGCAAAAAGCTAAGGAACAAGCCGAGTACGAAGCACGCAAGAAGCGGGCTGAGGAAGCCATGAAGGTCGGTGAACGACTAGTGGATAAGAATACTGGAGAAATTGTTGAACCAGCTGGTCCACGACTACGAAATTGGCAATACACGTTCGATGAGCTTACAGATGAGCAAAAGCAATTCTTGGACAAGACATTTACTGAGTGGGGTATCTCATTCAGTGCATATGAAGTATAGGGGTAAAAAACATGACTAATACATTTGCAGAGCGTTTGCGAAACAATGACCGCATTCAAACAACGACGTCTGAATTGCCACCGTTCCCAGGACAGTTCACTGCCTTTAACGGTAACAGCGGAAAGTTCAGTATCATGCAGCCTGGTTCAAATCTTTCAGATGCATCAGACATCAATTCGCTTCAATTCATTACGCACTTTGTAATGACGCGTCTGAAGTACACACCGGACGCAACAACTAAGACGCTATCTAATTACGTTATCGCTGGGGAAGACACGCCATACGTTATGACGGTGGACGGCATTACACACGTTGCAGATTCCGGGAAACAGATGGCCGTTAAGCTTGGTGCAGATGCTAATAAGTTGAAGCAAGAGCAGGTTTATGTTGGCTACATTGTCAATCTTGACGGAGAAGCGATTGGTATTGCTGAACCAGTTTGGTACGTGTCACGAGGTGTTAACGCTTACTTGCTGAACGAAGCTATGAACAATTATGGTCAACTATCAGCTCGTACTTTAATTAAGGTGACAGCTAAGGGAACGACACGAACTAATGATGCTGGTGGCACGAACATGGTTCTTGATTTTGAGATTAGCGACATTCCAGAGGACAAGATTGATGGATTCATCAAGTGGTCCGAAAGTGCTGCACAAACGATTGAACAATATCGTCTTGACATGATTTCAGCAAGTGAACGAATTGTTGAAGCTGCCAAAAGTGCAACGACACCATCACCACAGGTTGTGATCACTAGTGGTGGTCAACCAACAGCACAACAACAACCGGCGAAAGTCCAAGGTATTAATCCGTTTACAGGCAAGCCAGTTGGCGAACCAGCTGACGAGATTGATATTAACGAAGACGATTTACCGTTTTAAGAGGTGAGAGATGGACTTGTGGGGAAGGGTTACGAATGTAAATGGTCGGAACGTGACGTTTACGGTTAGTGATGCCCAAGAGCTTGCTAGTCTATCCCTGACAACAACGAATGAAATGCCACAAGCGGTGCTTCAATTAGCTGATGAACGGCAAGTTAGCAAGATACAACGCAAAAAAGCATACGCAATCATGAATGACATTGCGAAGTGGACTGGGTATGCTCCGGAAGAAGTTAAGGACCTAATGAAGTCTTATTGGGTTGCCGAGACTGGAGAAGACTACTTCAGCTTCTCAGATACTGACATGACGACGGCTAGAGAATTCATTTCATTCTTGTTGGAATTTGCAATTAGACATCATATCCCAATGAGTAAGAGTGGTGCCGAACTAAATGATGATTTGGCGCGGTACATGGAAATGTCACTGATTCATCGAAGTTGTGTTATCTGCGGACAGCCAGCTCAGATACACCACATCGACACGATTGGAATGGGAAACGACCGTACAGAAACTGACCATCGAGAACATCGTTTGATTGCATTGTGTGCGGTTCACCACAAGGAAGCTCACGATATTGGGTGGCCTGGCTTTGCAGCTAAATATCACGTTGAAGGAATTTATTTGCGTGGTGACCAGCTCGTTAAGCTTGGCTTGATGTCAAATAAACAGATTAAGGAGTTTGATGATGATCAAAAGAGAAAGGCGACCCAATGGGTTTACCCAGATACCGAATGAGACATTGCGAGACACGCGTTTGAAAGATGGCCCGTATCGGTTACTGATGTACATGCTATCAATGGCTGATAACTGGGTGTTTCACAATTCGGTCATTGCAAAGGACTTGGGTCACAACGAGCGTTGGGTTTCAAATCAGATGAATATCTTGGAAAAGTATGGGTACATGACGCGCCAACCATTGCGAAATAACAAGGGTCAAATCGTTGAATGGGAGCGGATTGTACACGAAAAACCACATGTCGCAAATGCGACACCTGGTGAACGTTGATATCAGGGCATTAACCACATGTCGCATTTACTACATGTAGTAAACCGACACCCTAAGAATATCAATATATAAGAATATCAATAATTAAAGAATATCAAGCCGCCGCCGGAAGAGCCGCTTTCATAGTATAGGGGATTTTGCGTGTACGAACGGCGGCGGACGGAACGGAAGGTAGTTTCAATGATTACACGAAACAACCCCCAAATTATGCGGGAGTGGACCGCTAACGAGATAGAGCCGAATAAATATACGGCTGACGACATCTATTATTTCTTGACTGATATTGCTAGGGTTGCCCCGAGCGAACAAGAAGCTCGAAAGATTCTAATTCTGGCAATTCGAGCGGCCAAAAATGAAGGTGGCTACTCAAGTGCATATGTGAAGAAGAAAGTGGAGCTTTGGTTGTCTAACGGCCTTGCGACTGCTGAACAAGTTGGGGAATTTGAGAAAAACAGAAGTCTGCGCGGTCAAACAGGAAAATTTGGTCAGCCATTGAAATTTGAAAGCGGACCAAGTAAACCGACTGTCGAACAGATTGATCAGCAAAATCAACGTATGGCTAAAGAACTTGGCTATGCATCAGTTGCAGCTATGGCTAAGGGAACAGCAGAGAAGCTGTCAGAACTTAGAAGGACACGAGCTGACAGATTATCCGCTAATGCGTCAAACGGGCGCACAGCGAACGGCAGACGTGTTGTACAGCGTTTCTAAAATATTGGGTGTGTCAGAAATGACGGGTTAGTGGTGGGTATTAAGGAGCAAGTATGGGAATTAAGCGTATTGAGCTGTATGAGTTCAGTGAGCATGCAGCAGAGCAATTGAAGAGCCGCTTCAAAACGGAGCGAAATAATTGGAAGAACTGGCTGACGTCATTCAACATGGATGCAGAAATGGTCAAGATGCAGAATAACGGCACACAAGTATGGCATAGCGGTGAAGTTGGTATGGTCATCAATCCTCACAGCAAGGTCATTGTGACCGTTTATCACATCTTCTCGAATGATTTCCCAGATGAACTCAAAACCGACCTTGCAAAGGCGGCACAACGTCTAAAAATGGATCACATCAGTGCGTTTTCGCATGACATCTACCGCGATAGTGCAAAATTTGCATACCTATCCTATGACACTAGCGAAGAAGATGCAGACAACTTCTACAAAATGACGGTTGAACGTATTCGAGACTTGGAGCATAAGGCAGATGAGTCAATTAAATATATCGAGGGATTGAATCAACTGATTGCTCTCAAGAACGACGTAGCAGAAGAAGTCGACTAAACGTGAACAGCCAAGGGTGAAAAGACTGTGAGCCCGTATGGAGGAAATGAACATGGGTAAGAAAATGCCAATGTATGTCGTGTTCAACATGAGCATGGGAAACAATCACCACACACCAGTTGCAACAGGTGATGATTTAGATGAGTTGCTGGTGCAATATCATGGCAAGGCGTATCAAGTCATGGCAGTTAAGCCAGTATTTGAACGGGAGGAATGGTAATCATGGGAGTGACTGCAAAGCAGATGAAGAAATACGCAAAAGACCATGGATACCTAAACTGGTGGGAGTTCCGTAAAGACGTTGGTTACAACGAAGCGCGTGAAGCAATGAAGCAGATTGAGTTGGATGATCATGCGTAAGTATTACTATTTCCGAGATAAGCAAGGCTACTTCAAACTCGCTTATACGCCAGAAGGTAATCGCGTGATTGTGCGGACGTGGAACAAGCGCCAGGCATATCGAACAAGTAGCAAGTGGCTCATCAAACATATGGTCAGCAAGTGGTTAGCTGGCTATTACTATTGGGTAGAAGAAGGATAAACAAAAAACGCCAGACCGAAGTCCAGCGCCATGCAAAAGAATTTAAGGTAAGTTCATTTTAACATGGTTCGGAGGACGTAGGAATGGCACTTTTACCAGCGGTGAATGAGAAGGCAACAAGAGAAGCGGTTCGAGAGTTTTTTGATAGTGAGTGGCCACGTATCGTTAACATGGCTGATATGGGATATGTTGATTTGAAGTCAGTTGAAATTTCAGACATGCCAAGTGCGCGATCATTTGGTAATGCTAACGATGAGCGGTTCGCGAACCACACTGACGCTGTGTACTACTACGATGCCGTTGTCCATGCCATTAAAGTAATGACACAGCCACACAGGCACTTCATGTGGTTGCGATACGTCCGACACTTAGAATGGTTACAAGTAGAAGCGCTGACTGGTTACAGCACTAGACGTGGTCAAGAGATTATCGACGAAGCGTTTCTGTTGTTCGCTGATAATTTTTCTGACGTTGATGATTTACGAGTTAAAGAATAATTTGGAAAGCGCGTATATGGTTCATGAGTGCCGCATGCAAGGTGCAGGCGATCCAAGTTATTATGATAGAGTACCAAAGTTGAAACAAAGCATGTGTGGCGGAATAGGTAGACGCTTAGTTGCTAGAGAGCAACAAGATAAGGCAACAATGGGACGTGGCCACATCTCAAGACGCCCGTTGCTAATCATGTCAGGTGCAAATCCTGACCACATGCATAGTAAGTCAATGTAATTGCACTCTTAATAAGACACGACATTCATTTAATAAAATGTTTCAACTTGTCATAACGGAAACTAGCTAGGTATTACATACTTACGAAAGTCCACGGTAACTCGTGGCATACCACAAACGAATTGATATTATTTGTGGATAAATGGTAGAAACTAACATAATTATCAGTGCAGGGCACGTTACTATCGTTGGTGAGAGCTTAGTTCAGTTGGTAGAGCCGTTGGTCGTGGGTTCGAGCCCCACAGTTCTCATTAGTTGTTTCTAAAATTAAAATAACTAAATCCATATTATATTTTAGGAGAGTTTACAGCTTGCTTTTTTTATCACATAATTAGACAAAATATAATTATGGAGAATACTGGAATATGGCAGAAAAAGAGGCGAAATCTAAGAAGGTTAGTTTTTATCAATTACAGCAAGGAAAGAGAGAAAGTAGTCGATTCTCACTTCGGTCAAAATTAGACAATATTTATCGTAATTTTCAAAATAAAACGTATAGTAATGTGAATGAGTTAGAAATTAAGGATGTTACATATTATATTTCGGCTATAAAAAAAATTCCATTAGAAGGTTTTATAAATTTGGGAGGAGAGAGTGAAGAATGGTATTCTTATGCAATAAATATTGCGAATGTCGATTCTACACAGGAAGTGAAATATGGGAACCTTAGCAAGGTTATAGATGAACGCGAGGAAATCATAGACTTGAGTGAAGAGGATATCGATATGTCTCAAGTTGGTCCATTGTTTGACACTCAACTTTTAATTGATCCATTTTATTCAATTGTGTGTATTAGTCGAACAATTGGTGGTACTAATATGTGGGCACTAAAAAAGTTCTTGTCAAGAATTTTTGGAGAAGATGGGGAGGATGTTCATGGTATAAAATTTGCGTTTATTCCGGATGAAAAGTCGATAGATAATTTAGAAAATTTGACACTTATACAGTCACTTAGTTTTGAAGTGGCTAAAACAGGAGATGCAGAAAGTGAAGTTGATGATTCTCGGTCAGAACTTGGAGATATTAAACTAGCAAATAAATTGAATGGAGATGAATATGAATTTCGAATTAAATCTACTAAACTTAATAAGGCTGGAGTAATGGCTAAAATTAAAAGTTTAGGCGAAGATAAAGCATTTGATAAAGTGAAATCAATAAACGTCGAGGGAATTGATAATGGTGTAGAGGTTATGTATGATTTATTAGCTAATAAATTATCATACTCCGGATTTATAGAATATGATAAATTTAAAGGGTTAACAATTTTAGATAACTTTAATTACCTAGGCAAAGCATATGCAATTAAGGGAGACTTCATTACAAAAAATCTTCCAATTTGCGAAGGTGATAGTTATGAAAGACAGAATCAATAGAAATAAATATGCAATATTATTTGGCATAGTAGCATTTGGGTTGACTATTAAATTTGAAGTTACACCGCGTAATATTAACAATTTTATAGATGTTATGTCTAATTTATTATCTTTTTCAAGCATGACGACTGCTATTTTGGTTGCTATGTTGGTATTCGTACCTAAATTATCGATAGGTCCATTGAAAGTATTAAGAACGGATAAAAAATTTTTAGATAGAATATTAATTACTACAGAATTATATTTTTTATTGTCTGTTTCTGCATTAGTATCTGTATCTTTATTTGATAAAACTACACAAACACTATTTTCAACACTTATATTAGGAATTGTGTTTAGTTTATTTGTGAGTTCACTAGTAGAAACAATATATATATCTATGGTATTGAGTAAAACAATTCATTTATAAAATAATAACTAACTAGGATTAACAAATATAGGGCAAAAGATTTTTATTCTATTGAGATGCAATGATATTAACTATGTAAGGTAACGAGTATTAAACTGTTGCCTTTTTATTTTGCACTGAATGAGGAGAATGATATGGGACAACGACTACATCGATGTGCTGAACCTGGTTGTTACGTCATGGTGCCAGTTGCTCAACGATACTGTGCGATACATCAACGTGACGTACAACGCGATCATATGGCAGATAGGCAATACGACCGCAAACGCAAGGCAGACACAGAACGTGCAGAACGTAATGCGTTCTATCGTAAGCCAGTATGGAAACAGACAAGACAAGCAGTAATGGAACGTGACGATGGTCTCTGCCAATACTGTGAATTAGTTGGTACAACATCACCAGCCGACATGGTTGACCACATTGTTCCGCGTGAGATAGCACCAGAGCTTAGCTTAGACATGAACAACCTAGTGGCTGCATGCAACATGCACCACAACATGAAGACTAAGTGGGAACAATCTTATTATGGTACTGGACAACGCAATAAAATCAATTTTGACGCCGTTCGGGTGAGAGATTATCATTTACTCGATTTTGCGTTTAAAACGGCTGAGAATTGAAATTTCGACGTCTGATAGGGGGCCTATGGTTAGGCCAAGGAGAACCGATGCAGTAGTCTCGTTTTCCATAGCGAGCCAATTTTTCGTATGAGGGGGGTGTCAGAAATTAGCCCGAAAGAATTCAAAGCGCATGTCGCTAAATCAAAAACATTTTTCAACAAGGCGTTTGCTGACGTTCCCAAAGAAAAAGAGGATGTTAAGAAAGCTATTGTTGACCAATTAGCATTTGCTACCGTTAATCTTCAAACTCTGCAAGAAGACATTATTGAGAATGGACCAATTGTTTTATTTGTTAACGGTAGTCAAGAAATGATGCGAGAAAACCCAGCACAAAAGTCATATGTGTCAGTTATCAATCGCTGGACTGCGCTGGTGAAAGAGTTGAATGGACTGTTGCCAAAGGATGTTGCACCAGTTGAAATTGATGCTTCCGAGGACATTATCAAAATGTTTAAGGGGGAAAAGTAATGGACGCTGTGACGCAATATGCCAAAGATGTTGTAACAGGCAAGATTAAAGCCGGAAAGTTGCTTATTTTGGCAGTTAATCGGCACTTACGAGACTTGAAGCGACAAAATACAGACAATTTTCCTTATCACTTCGACGCAAATATTCTTGAAGGCTTTCTGATGTTCGCATCAAGAGTTCCTGATCCAGATACTGGTGAGCCAATGCCGTTAATGCCTTGGCAAATCTTCATCTTAGGGTCAGTTATCGCTTGGCGAAACAACAAGACCGGCGGTAAACGATTCAGACGTGCGATTGTTTCGATTGCGCGTGGTCAAGGAAAGACGTACTTAGCAGCTATCTTGGCTTCTTATGATTTCTTTGTTCAATCCAGCGATAAGAATAATCAAGATATAATCGCTGCCGCTAACACATCCGACCAAACTAAGAAATTATTTAATTACATTTCCGGAACGATTGAACAAATGCTTGCAACGATTTTCAAAGGCATGCAGGCGGATGTCACATTGCGCTTTATGGATATTTTCAACTTCAAACAACGCAATCAAATCGTTCGCATTTCGGCAGAAGGTGGAAAGTTTGATTCGTATCACGCGACTACTGCCATCTTTGACGAAGCGGGCGACCAAAGAGACCGTGATGCGTTTGGAAAGATTACATCCGGCCAAATTAAGCAAGAAGAAGCTTTGTTTTTCCAAATCTCAACTGCCTATCAAAACCCTAACGCACCATTGCGTGAGGATATTAAGACGGTTACAGAAGCAATTGAGAAGAATGAAGGTGAATTGGACGATTACTTCATGGCAGTGTTCTCGCAAGACAGCCCAGATGAAGTATTCGAGCCTGACGAGTGGATTAAATCAAACCCATTGTTGGGCCTTCCTGGACAGCGTGACAAGTTGCTGAACGGATTGATTTCGGAACGCAACGCGAAGATGGCAGAAGGTAAGCTGAACGATTTCTTGGTTAAGAATATGAATGTGTGGTTGAACGCAGAGCAAAATGCAGCATTCAAATTAGATGAAGTTGAAAACGCGGTTATAGCTGGATTTGATATGACCTTTAGAGACGTATATATCGGGTTCGATAATTCTATGACTTCCGATGATGCAGCTCTTGCGTTTGTGTTCCCGTATGAGATTGATGGGAAAAAGAAATGGCATATCTACCAACACTCGTTTATTCCATGGCACAAGGCCGGGTCAATTGAGACTAAAGAGAAGCAAGATGGCATTAATTATCGTCAAATGGAAGAACTTGGTTTTGCTCACGTTACACAACACGAAAAGGGCTTGATTGACAATGAGTTCATTTTCACTTGGTTGATGGATTTTGTTGATAAGTTCAACCTCAACGTGCTGGAGTTCGCTTATGATGCGGCTCACACTTATGCGCTGATTAAAGCGATTGATGAAGCGACAACTTGGAACATGGTCGGTGTGCGACAAGGAACAATTTCGTTGAATGAGCCGACAAAATGGCTTCAAGACAGCTTTGTTGAAGAACGTGTTACACGATTAGACGACCCAATGATGGAGAAGTCATTGATGAACGCGGTTGTTGTTTCGGATAACAACGGAATCAAGATTGATAAGAACAAGGCAACTTACAAAATTGACCTTGTCGACGCAATAGTTGACGCGCTGTACGACGCAATTTATCACTTCGAGTCATTCAGCACTAATGCTAGTGCGAGTGATTACTCACGAATGAATGATGAGCAAATTGCAGATTACATCAAGTCGGAAAGTTTTGGGTTCTAACATGCAAATTAGAGGTTTACTATCAGACGTTTTATCTGTCCTTGGCGCTCTGTCTATTTCGGCAGGCGCCTTTTTAATTGCCCCGTGGTTGGGCCTGATTGTCATTGGCCTAGCTTTGTTGGCAATCAGTTATTTCATGAGATAGGAGAAGCACATGTTTTTTGAGAAACGATCCGTACCCATTCGTGGTTCAGGTAATCCGCGCGCGTTATCAATCGTAAATGGTGGTCTGTTCTTCACGGATGGTTATTTATCAGCAGAACAAGCGATACGCAATAGTGACGTGTGGACGGCGGTGAACATCATTGCAACAGACATTGCGCGTGTGTATTTTCATGCGAAAGATGAACAAGTTGATTGGTTATTGACGCATCCGTCACGACTGACCAACCGCTTCAACTTCTTTCAAGCAATGGTCGTTCAAATGTTGTTGGACGGTAATGCATACGCACTGCGCCGGACAGACAAGAAGTATAACAATGGACGCGAGTATTTCGAATTCGTGCCACCGTCACACGTTACGCCTTGGTTGTCAGATGACGGTCAGACAATGACGTATGATCTACGCTTCGATAACCGAAATGAAGACGAGTTGAAAAACGTTGATTCTAACGACATTATTCATCTTCGTTGGCTATCAATGAACGGCGGGTTGATGGGACAAAGTCCGCTATTGGCTTTGCGCAATGAGTTGGACTTGCAAGCAAACTCACGTCGCTTGAGTTTGGCTTCACTGAAACAGGCAGTTAACCCTTCTTCAATCTTGAAGGCTAAGGGTACCAAGTTAGGTGAAGAAGAACGAGCGGCAGTTCGAACAGCATTCGAAGATGCGCAGTCAGGTGACAATGCTGGGCGTTTGCTGGTACTGGACGATTTGTTCGATTACCAACAATTGGAAGTTAAAACAGACATTGCGAAGTTATTGGCTTCAACTGACTTTACCCGAACGCAAATTGCAAAGGCATTCTTGTTGCCAGTCAATATGTTGGGCGGTGAGAGTGAACACTCAAATGCCGACCAGGTACGTGCTGACTACAACCAAACTTTCGCCCGATACCTAGCGCCGGTTGTTGAAGAATTGGAGCAAAAGTTGGGTGTGAATGTTATTCCAGACGTTCGCCGGGCGACTGACTTGGACGGTAGTCAGATTGAACAACGTGTTGGCTTCTTGGTAGATAAAGCCATTTTGTCGCCAGAGATGGCACAACAAGCTTTGTTGAAGAGTCAATCGGACTTAATCACGGACGACATTGTTGCTAAGTCTGAGCTTGAAAAGACGCTGAAGGAAGGAGAGACAACCGATGAACAATCAGGAAGTACGCAGCATTAGCGTTGAAGTACGAGCCGACGAGCAAGAAGGTAGTCGCAAGGTGTTTGGCTATCCAATCGTCTTTGGCAAACCGTCTAAAGACATTGGTTTTATCGAGTATATCGATAAAGGCGCGTTGAAAGACGTTGATTTGAGCGGTGTGTACTTAGTTTATGCGCACGACCCAAACCAACCGTTAGCACGCGTTGATTCTGGCACATTGAAGTTGAAAGTTGATGATACCGGATTGTATTTCGAAGCAACTTTGCCAAATACAACGCTTGCGAACGACGTCTTGGAAAATATCAGAGTTGGCAATATCAAGGGCATGAGTTTCATGTTCACTGCTGCCGAAGATACGTGGGAGTTCAGTAATGAACCTGGTCAACCTGATATCCGACACGTAACGAAGATTGACCAAGTTTTCGAAATTACAATCACACCCTTGCCGGCGTATGATGATACCTCAATCGCAATCGCCAGTCGTGATGCACAACGTGCTAAAGGATATTCACTTCGCCAACGCTTGCAGGACACTGTAACGCTGGCACAAATTCAGAAAAGGAACGGTAGATTCTAATGGCAACACTAGATGAGAGTGTTCAAGCAAAGAACACCGCGTTGCAAAATGCAATCGATGCAGCTCAAAAGCTAATCGACGACCCGAACGCAACGGCAGATGATGCGCAAGCTGCAATGGATGCAGTAAAGCAAATCGAAAATGACATTAAGGACTTGCAATCATTGCAAGATGCACAACCAGAAGACACAAAGGAACCCGCACCGGACGACAGCGCAAGCTCAACCCCTGATGCGGGTTCTTCTGTATCCGAGGACAACGCGGAAGATGATGCGCCGGCTGATGACAAGTCAGAAAAAGACAACAAAGATGAAAACGAAGCACCGGCCAATGGTGCCAGTGATGATGAAAAGAAAGACGAGGAACGATCAATGCCAATTGAAGTAACTAAGACTTCACAAGACAAGCAAGCTGAGCAACGTTCAGCATTTAACGCATTCATGCGCTCAAAGGGTGAGAAGCGTGAAGGTTTGAAGTCAACTGACGCCGGTTCACTTATCCCAGAAGAAATCATTTACGACCCAACTTTGAAGTTGGAAACGGTTGTTGATTTGGCTTCTCTGGTTCAAAAGACAAAGGTTTCAACTGCGTCTGGTAAGTACCCAATCTTGAAGCGTGCTTCAACTACCATTCCATCAGTTGCCGAATTGGAAGCCAACCCTGATTTGGCTAAGCCACAATTCTTGCAAGTTGCATGGGAAATTGTTACCTACCGTGGTGCTTTGCCAATCTCACAAGAGTCTTTGGACGATGCACAAGTTGATTTGGGTCAATTGGTCGCTGAACACATTCAAACTATCAAGACGAACACGACGAACGCTGCAATTGCTACGAAGTTGGCTTCATTTACAGCTAAGTCAGTTCCTGCTAAGGCCATTGTTGATGGGTTGAAGGATATCGTTAACGTTTCATTGGACCCCGCTTACAACAAGTCGTTTGTTATGACGCAATCAATGTACAACGAGTTGGACAAGACGAAGGACAACGAAGGCCGTTACTTGTTGCAAGACCAAATCTCTTCACCAGCCGGTAAGTCATTGTTTGGGTTGCCAGTTAACGTGATTGCTGACAACCAATTCGTATCAACTGACACCGTTGGTACTAAGAAGCTGTGGGTTGGTGATTTGCGCCGAGCAATTTTGTTTGCTGACCGTTTGGACGTCGCTATCGAATGGGTAGACAACGATGTATACGGACGCATTCCACGCGTTGTTATTCGATTTGACGTTAAAGCTGCCGATACCGACGCTGGTTACATGGTATCAATCGCTGCAGAAGCATAAGAAAGGACTGATGTAACATGGACAAGTTTATTGTAAAGTCTGATTTTATCGACAAGCACACGAAAATTTCATATTTTGCTGGTGATGAATATCCAAAGTTTCCGACTGACGAGCGTGTCGCTGAGTTGAAATCTGGTGATTTCATCGGAGTAGTTGATGAAAAGCAGGCCGGAGACGAATCAGTTGAAGATGGTCAATCAGACGTTAACGAAACTGTGGGAGAAACCGTTGAAAAGCCAACTGAAAAGAATACGGTAGCGGAAATTAAGGCTCACTTGGACGAAAACAAGATTGAATATGCCGATGACGCTAAGAAGTCAGATTTGCTTGCATTGATTTAAAGGTGGCACTTATGGAACGAGATGAATTATTCGATACCATCATGGTTGCGTTGCGCTCAACCACAACTGACGAGGGTTTGCAAAACGAAGTGAACGATCTTATCTTAGCAGCGCGTGCCGACCTCAATATTGATGGTTTGGTGTCGGACGAGTTCGCTAGTTCTAAGGCGGTCATTATTCGGCAAGCTATCACGCTTTATGTTAAGGCGCATTGGGGCTATGACAATCCTGATTCAGAGAAGTTTCTAGACCGATACGAGAAGTTGAAAACTAGTTTGTCGTTTCATTCTCAATATGGGGGTGGAACTGATGAAGTATGACCAAGTTTTAACGCTGTTAAGCGCAGCGTATACGCAAGATGAGTTATTGCAACCAGTTGAAACTTTTACGGCGCGCAAGGTATATGCTAATGCCTTCACTGTTGGTCGTGATGAGTTTAGTTTGGCTGGGCAAGCTGGCCTGAGAGCCGACTTGGCATTTCAAATCAACTCAATTGACTATTCAGGAGAAGAATCGGTGGAGTTCAACGGACAACGGTATAAGGTTTACCGAACTGCCGTGTCTGGTGATCGCACTACTTTGTATTTGCAAAAGGATTTGACTGATGGCAAGCATTGATGACTTAGGCGCTGAAATCGCGCGTGCATTGGCACAATATACAGATGAAGTCGAGGACAAATTGGAAGACGCGCAAAAGGAAGTCGCTAAAGAAGCGGCGACCAAGTTGCGGTCGGCTGGGGGGTTCAAAGACCAAACTGGAAAGTATCGTAAAGGCTGGAAATCGAGGAAGAACGGTAAGGGTTACGTTGTCTTCAACGCAACTGACGGTCAACTAACTCACTTGCTGGAGAAGGGTCACGCCAAGCGTAATGGTGGGCGTACAAAAGCGTTTCCACACATTGCTGACGTTGATGAGTGGGTAGCAAGCGAGTATGAAGACCGTGTTCGTTCTGCATTGGGGGATTAGATGCAATTCAATGAGTTTGGGGCAGCACTTAAAACTGCACTAGGCATTCCGGTTGCCTATTATCAATTTCCGGAAGGTGACGCACCCGGTACACCGTTCGCTGTGTATTACGCAGAAGACAACGAGGATGCGTTTGCAGATGATGAAAACTATCAAGAAGTCATTAACGTGACTATTGAGCTATACACAGACAAAAAGGACTTACAACTTGAACGAGCTGTTAAGTCCTTTTTGCGTTCACAAGAAATCGTTTATGCAAAGTCTGACCAACCAATCGAGTCAGAAGACATGCACGAGACGATTTTCTTAATTCAATTGATTGGAGAAGATTTAGATGACAACATCGAATGATACCAACAAGGTGAAGTACGGTTTGCGCAATGTTCATTTGTTTGAAATTACAGACAGTGGCACTAAATTGACGTACGGAACACCTGTTCATTGGCGTGGAGCAACTGAATTGACATTGGATCCAAACGGAGACGCTTTGGAAGTCCATGCTGACGATATTATTTACGACAAGGAAGAAAACAACCAAGGGTACACGGGAAAGCTAACGATGCTTTACTTGCAACCCGAAATTGAAGCGTTGCTGTTTGGTAACGTTGAGAACGCCGATGGTGTAGTGGTTGAAAATGCTGATAACCATGGTTCAAAGGTCGCAATGGCCTTTGAGTTTTCAGGAGATAAGAAGCACGTTCGACACGTCTTGTATAACGTGTCATTCTCACGCGCTGGTGATGGTTCAGCAACCAAGAGTGACAAGATTGACGCACAAACTGCTGAGTTCGAATTTTCAGCAATGGCAGACCCTTATGACTACAAGATTAAGGGTAAGGCTGCACAAGGCTCTGCTAAGTACGACGACTGGTTTACTGCTGTTTACGTACCTGGCGCAAGCGCACCAACGGTTTAATGACTGGCCGGGGAAACCCGGCATACATATCGAAAATAGAAATGGAGCAATGACATGCAAAAGGCAATCACTATTGGAAATAAGGAAATAACGTTAGTCTCATCCGGTGCTACACCAATCTTTTATCGCAATGAATTTGGACGTGATTTCTTTGATGATTTTGGAAAGTTCTTGGAGCTGGCTCAACAGGCGGCTAGTGCTGAAACGGACGCAGAAAAGGCTGGCGTTTTGTTCAACAAGGACATCACATTAGTACAAGATATGGCCTACATTTACGCCAAGAATGCAGATGTTAACATTGCGCCATATGACAAGTGGTTTGAAGGATTTGAAGTCTTCCCAATTTTCGACATTTTGGAAGATATTGTCGAGATTGCTATGACCTCAATTTCGACAAAAAAAGCCTAAAGGACGAGTACGAAACCGACGATGTATTTGATGATGAAAGCTACTTATACATTGCTAAGAAATCGGGCTTGTCCTGGGAAGAGTTACGCATGATGGACTTAGGTCAGGTAATGGACTACATCGTTGAATACGCAAACTCTGAAACAGAAGCTAATGAACGCGCCAAGTCTAATGAATCACCTATCAAAAAGGCGAACCAAGCTGATTTCGATACGTTCTAGAAAGGAGATATAGATGGCGGGAAGTCGAATTAAAGGTATCACAATTGACATTGACGGTAATACTACCGTATTGCAGTCGAGTTTGAAGGACGTCAATTCACAAACCAGTAAAACAAGTGCAGAACTGCGTGACGTTAATAAGCTGTTGAAGTTGGACCCAGGTAATGTTGAATTAGTTGCGCAAAAGCAAAAGCTGTTGAGTAATGCAGTTCAAACTACGTCTCAAAAGCTTGATCAATTGAAGTCGGCACAAACACAAGTTGAAGCACAGTTTAAAGCCGGTGATATTGGTGAAGAACAATATCGTGGTTTCCAACGTGAAGTACAAGCTACTGAAGCACAATTAGGACGCTTGAAGAACGGTTTGCAAGACACCACAAACTACCTACAAGGTAGCGGTGATGCTGCAGCGCAAGCAGAAGCTGGTTTCAAGCAAGCCAAATCAGGTATGGATGAGCTTAATGATACGGCTGAAAACATCAAAAATATGGGTTTGGCAGATGCCTTTGGTCAGGTTGGTGATAAGGCGGCTGAAATCGGTGGCGACATCCTTAATACTGGTATGGATTTTGCCAACGCACAAAGCTTGATGCAGAATTCAATGGGATTGACCAAGTCGCAAGCTGACCAGGCAACTCAATCAGTTCACGGCGTGTTTAACAGCGGATTAGTTGAAAATGTAAACGAAGCTAGTGAAGCTGTCATGACGGTCAAGAACTCATTTCAAGACTTAAACGGTCAAGACTTGACAAATCTAACTAACCAGTTAGTAGCTATTGCAAAGCACGGTGGTGTTGACATTAAGGACGCCACCAACGCTGCTTCACAAGCAATGAAGGGATTTGAAATTAGTGGTCAAGAGGCCACTGATGTTGTGGCTAAAGGTCTGCAAGACGGACTGAACAAGAATGATGACTTCTTGGACACGGTCAATGAGTATGCACCAACATTCCAAGACGCTGGGATGAGCGCTGGAAACATGCTTAATGTGTTGAACGCAGGTATGCAAAACGGAGCCTTTAACACTGACAAGGTCGCTGATGCGGTTAAGGAATTCCAACTTCGTTTGACGTCAGGACAGCTTGACGAACCAATGAAACAGTTTGGGAAAGCTACGCAGGACGTTTTCCAAAAGTTTAAGGACGGACAAGCGACATCAGCTGAAGTCATGGCTGCCGTTGGTAAAGACTTGAAGGGAATGCCGGCCGACCAAGCTAAAGCAGCTGTTCAAGGTTTGGGAACACAATTCGAAGATTTGGGTCAAGGTGCTTCGGCCGCATTGCTTGAAGCCGCAACCGGAACCGAAAAGGTGAACGGTGCTGCTGATAAAATGGCCAAAAAAACACCTGGTGAAAAAATGCAAGCGTCAATCAATCAATTGAAAGATGCACTTGCGAACTTGGTTTCTCAGTTAGCACCAGTAATTGATTTTATTTCACAACTAGTAACGTCAATTGCTAATGCGCCAGGGCCTATTCAAGCGATTATTGGTGTTATCGGGGCTGTGTTAGCGGTGCTAGCTATTTTGATGCCAGTAATTACTACAATCGCAACAGTTGTCGGTGCGTTTGGTGCCGGTGTATTGCTGCCAATTGTCGGTATTATCGCTGGTGTTATTGCAGCTATTTCGGCGATTGTGATTGCCATCCAGAATTGGGGCGCGATTGTTGAGTGGCTGGATACAGTTTGGGCAAAAATCAAGGTTGCCATTAATTATGCAATTTTTGAAATTCAAAATACGATTACGACTGTGTTTACAGCGATTGGGTCGTTCTTTTCTGGGTTGTGGGCAGGAATTCAAAATGTATTTTCTACTGTCTGGAACGCAATTAGTTCAACTGTGTCCGGCGTTGCTAATACAATTAGTTCAACGATATCGAACGTATTTAACGCCATCTCATCAACGATTAGAAATATCATTAATGGTATTCGTTCAACTATTTCTAGTGTATGGAACGGTATTTCATCAACGACTAGTTCAGTTTGGAATGGCATTCGTTCTGCGATTAGCAATATTGTTAATGGCATTGGAAGCACTATATCAAACGTTCTGAATAGTCTTGGCGGTATTGCGTCGGGGGCTTTTAATGGCGTTCGTAATGCAGCTTCTAACGTTCTGAATGATGCGTTGAATGTGGTTAGGGACATTATTGATAGGATCAAGGGGTTGTTTAACTTCAGTTTGAAGTTCCCTTCAATCTCATTCCCACACATTCCACTACCACACTTTAGTTTGTCCGGATCATTTAACCCATTGAAAGGACAAATTCCAAGGATTGGCGTTAACTGGTATGCCAAGGGTGGTATTTTTACTAAGCCAACTTTGTTCGCTGCCAATGGTGGCTATAACGGTGTTGGTGAAGCTGGTCCCGAAGCAGCGTTGCCTTTGAACGACAAAACACTTGGCGGAATTGGAAAAGGGATTGTTGATGCGCTTAGTGGTGAGTTGGGCGGCACTCAGATTGTCATCCAAGTTAACGCAGACACAACACCAGCAACAATTAATAAGATTAGGGATGCAGTAATGGACGGTATTACACGTTCACAAGCTGCAAAGGCCCGTGTAACAGGAGCGTAAGATGAACAAGGGAAGTTTTACAATTGGACAGTTGAATAGTGAGGACATCCAAGCGGTTATTACCAGCTTCCCAGAAATCACTATTCCTGAACGCAAACACACATTGAACACTAGTCCGGTCGGTATTGATCGGGCTATTTTGTTTGACGATAACACTTATGAAAACCGCACAATTAAGTTCACGGTGGGATTTAAGCCGAGTGCAAGTGTCGGACAACATATCGCACAATTCTTGGCAGCACTAGATACTGGCAAGTATGTTGATTTACGATTGTATTCAGATGAGAACTATACGTATCAGGTCGTTCGAACTGGTGAAGCTGAGGTGACGCGTAAAGGTATCAACTCAACGTATCGTGAAGTATCCGTGACGTTGAGCGCAGCGCCTTACAAGTACGTTTATCCGGCACCAACTGGCACGATTGGAACAACGCAGACAACATTGACCAACCCGACGCTTTCAACCGCTAAGCCATACATCAAGGTTACCGGTAGCGGTGCTATCAATCTGACGATTAACGGCACAGTTTACAAGTTCACTGGTGTAAGTGGCTCAATCGAGCTAGACAGCGCTATGCAGAACGTGTGGCGTGTAGACAGCGGTGTAATGGTCAACGAAAACGTGAAAATGGCAATTGGGCCGTTCCCTGTGTTGAAACCAGGGGCTAATACTGTGAAATTGAGCGCAGGCAGCGCAACAATTGAGATGAGATGGAGGACACTATGACACCGATTCTATATTCAAGTGATGAAATTGATTTTCTGAATAATGGCTTGGGTCAACTGGGGGACTTGTACGACGTCGATATTCATGAACAGCGAAACGGATTGCTTAACTTAACGGCATATTATCCAGTGAACGGTCAACATTACGCCGATATCAGTGAAGGTAATATTATCCTTGCTAAGCCGTCACCATTTGACGATAATCACGCGTTTCGCATTGTTTCGGTAGCGTTGGATATCACTGGCTATGCGGTGATGATTGAAGCTGATTCAATCACATATGATTTAACGAATAATCTATCGAAGACAATTCACATGTTAGGCGATGGTCAGGCAGCAATGACAGCCATTCAAAAATCAACGTTGCATCCGCACATTTTCACTTTCTACTCAGACATCACACACACAAGCGAGTCTCAACTTCGATACGTTAACCCGATGGAGGCAATAGCTGGAACTCAAGGTTCATTCTTGCAAATTTGGGGCGGTGAATTAAAGCGTGAAAATCGTCGTGTGGCGATGTTCAATCGACGCGGACGTGACAATGTTGCGACGTTCCGTTTGGGTAAAAATATTGCCGGATTGAAGTACACAGTTGATGTGTCCAACTTGACGACTGAAATCGTTCCGACGGTAACCGTTAACTCAACTGATGTCTCACGAACAATCGAGGGCGCAACAGTTCAAAGTTCACGAATAGGTAATTACCCACTCGTTTATTCGAAGATGGTTGATGTATCGCAAGATGTTAAAGTTGACGAAGGCGATACTGACGACCAAATCAAAGCGAAGATTAATGCGTTTGCTGCGGACTGGTTTGTTAAGTCGGCCAACACTGGAAAAGACTTGCCAGAAGTTACGGTTGAAGTTGAAGTAGAAAGCTTACAAGATAGTGCAGATTATGCCGACAAGTTCGCAAAGCTAGAAACAATTGGACTTACCGACACTGTGACGGTTTATGTACCGGAATTCGGGGTTAACGTTACGGCGATTGTTAACGAACTGCACTATGATCCAGTGACAGAACGTGTTACCAAGCTATCAATTGGAACAGCTAAGGTAAGCTGGGCGGATAGTAACAAGAACGCGTTGAACGACTTGCAAGATAAAGTGACGGAGGTCAAGGAGCAAGCCAACCAAGCTGTTGTCAGCGCCAATGGTAAGAACTCAATATACTCTGGTCGTAATGCACCAGCGCACCCGCAAGAAGGTGATACATGGTTCTGGGACGATGGAACTGATTCTGGTATTCGTGTCTTTACCAATGGTAAGTGGGTGGATTCCGTTGATACAAAAACATTGGAACGGATTAACAATGCCGTTGATGGTGCGATTGAGACCTCTAAAACCTACACCGATGAACTAAACGAAAAGCAGGTTCAGAATACCAACGTACTTAACGATAAGGTTGATAAATCTGTCAAAGAATTAACTGATAGTCAACAAGCTATTTCTAGCCAGGCGACTGCATACACAAACAGCGCTGTTGCTGACGCCAATTCTAAGGCTGTTTCCATTGGTCAATCTGCCGCCCAAAACGCACAGAGCGCACTTGATGCGGCTAAAAAGGACTTCAATAGTAGTTTTGCAAGCCAAGCTAGTCAAACAGCTTCGATGGCTAGTGAAGCGAACTCAAAAGCGAGTCAATATGCCAGTCAAGCAAAGTCGGATGCTATTGCTGTTGCGACAAGCGCTGATGGGGTTGTTAGAAAAGAGTTTAAGTCAACAACCGACTCCATGACTGCTACTATCCAAAAAAATAAGTCAGACGCTGACGGCAAAATAAGCACAGCACAAACAACCGCTACACAGGCGCTTGATGGTTTATCTACAAAGGTCTCACAAACGGAATACAACACCAAAACGGGACAACTTCAAACGGACTTGACCAGGACAACACAAACGGCTAACCAAGCAAAAACTGACATTGTTTCGATTAAACAAAAAGACGGCGAACAAGATGAAAAAATGAATTCGATTGTATCAGACGTCAACGGAACGAAGCAAACCATAAGCGATTTACAAACTGTGCAAGGTAAGCAATCCGGCGACATCGCTACACTTCAATCTCGAGCTGACGGATTTGAAGCAACGGTTACTAAGGTTAATAATTTAGCTGTTGGTGGACGTAACTTACTATTAGGAACTGCAAATTGGACAGACAGTACTAGATGGAACCAACGTAATTCGGTTACGACTGACACGTATCGCGGCATGGTTATCGCTTCTACAAGTAGTGCGTGGATAAGCCCAATTTATTTGATACAAAACGCAGGAATATTGCAGCTTGGAAAGACGTATACATTTTCTACTTACGTTAGAAATACATCTGATACAGACACAACAGTAGCCCCGTACTATGCTGGGGTGGTGACACCTATTGGAATACCGACATCGTTGTCGGCTCACACAGAGTGGACGAGAGTTTCTATAACTTTCCAAGTTATTAAGGACCCAACCACAAGTACTTATGGTTTGCGTTGGGAGCCGCGAAGCAGCGTGACAAACGGAAAAATTCAATTTGCTGGGTATAAACTCGAAGAAGGTAACATCGCAACTGATTGGACGCCGGCACCGGAAGATTTGTCTAGCGCAACGGCGAAGGCACAATTAACAGCTGATCAAGCGACCGTATCAATTAACAATTACAAGACTGATGCAGATGGACGTATCGCAAAGGCTCAAGCGGACATCACGGCTAATGCTACGGCTATCACGCAAAAGGTTAGCCAAACAGATTACAATGCTAAAACCGGAGAACTGACAACATCAGTATCTAAGGCGCAACAAACTGCCGACACAGCCACACAGACAGTTGGGGCTTATAAAGAAACGAATGATAAGCGTGTAACTGCTGCCGAAACGAAAATTCAATCTAATGCTGATGCTATCAAATCAACGGTAAGCAAGACAGACTTTGATAAAGCAACTGGAAAACTTAGTGGAGATATTAGCACGTTGCAACAAAGTGCTAAAGGATTTGAAGCCACAATTACTAAGGTTAATAATTTGTCGGTTGGTGGTCGAAACCTATTGCAAGGAACGCGCGATTTTTCTGGGGATAACTGGTTAAACCTTGATACCATCTGGAAAAAAACAAACGAAACGTATAACGGACTAATCGTTGTAGAAACCACTAGCGATTGGAGTGGGCTATCACAATATTATCAAGTAAAGCAAGGCGAAACTTATACATTTAGCCTTTTTGCTCGTTACACAAGCGGGGCAGGAACATCAAAAATTTATGTGGGCTTGAATAGTGAACTAGAAAATGGACACAAAGCAGGTCGTACAGACCACGCTTGGATCGACTGTTCCGTCGATGTCAATTGGAAGAAGTTTAGCGTTACTTTTACGGCTATCACTGACGGCTATATCAAACCACGAATGGAACGTACTAGTGATAATACAAACGTACTGCGAGTATGTGGATTGATGCTCGAAAAAGGCACGTTAGCAACCGATTGGACACCAGCACCAGAAGATATTGATAGCAACATCGCACAAGTTAAATTAACTGCTGATGGATTGTACGAGAAGGTAAACAACCCGACTACCGGAATTGCCACACGTTTGCTTACAGCAGAAGGTGCTGTCACAACAGTGCAAAACGCAACAAAAGAGTTGACTTCCAAGCAGACACTTACGGCAAATGGTTTGACGCAAGAAATATCAGACCGAAAAAATGGTGATCAAGCAGTTCGAACTGATATGGCTACATTGATCAACCAGCAGGTTACATCTGTAACTAAAGGTTATCAATCTGCTATCACACAAACTGCGGACGGTATTATTCAGCAAGTAGGTAACTTGAAAATCAGGTATGTCAGGTTCGCATCTGATGGCAATACGATGAATACAGGAAACCACTATCAAGAATTTGCACTGTATGCAACAAATGGCGCAAATTTGTTAGATGGTAAAGTGGCAACAACGACCGGTTATACGGTTCCATCACAATATCCAATAACTTCATTGACCGATGGGAAGACGACAACTACGGCACAAATTGGTGACGGTGATATGAGTACGCAAGGACGTTGGGCTTTCTTTGATATAGGAAATTTAGTGAATCCGGATTATATTGCGATAACGCCGTACTACTATGATGGTAGAAGGCATCAAAATGTAGTGGTACAAGTTTCTGCCGATAATCTATATTGGCGGACGGTATATCAAGGAGCTATTCAAACCGTTGCTGGTGATGTAGCACGCTCAACCGTACGTGTGCCAGTAAATGGTTCAAGTTTCACTTCTTTCACGGAAATGTTCCGAGACAATTTCGCATTTGGAATTAAGGACAACATTGGCAATATTATCAGCGGTATCAATGGCGATACGTCTGGTTTAATGCTCACAGGTAAGCACATCTTTTTAGATGGTGAAGTGACTGCCGTTGGTAAGTCTTGGCTGGACGGTGCGGTAATAAAGGACGCGACCATTGGGCGTGCGCAAATTGCAGAGTTGTCAGTAGATTCATCTAAAATCATTAACTTAGATGTAAATAAACTTTCAGGTAACGTTGCGAACTTTATACGAACCTATTGGGATGGACGTTATGGATCGACTTCAATTGACTCTGAAGGCATGACCGTTAGCGCGGGACTGACAACAACGGTGTTTGACAAAGATGGAATGAAGCTTAGTAAATCAGGCCGTTCGGTTGGGCGGATTGGTGTTAATGACTTATATCAAGACTTCTCAAAAAAGGGGCTTTATTTTGGGCTTGAAGCAACTGGTGATTTCATGGCTTGGGGGGCGCAGAATTATGCAGGAAATCCGTACACAACCAAATTGAGTTGGTTCAGAGCTGGAGCAGTTCCGTCTAATCTTCCGGGACTAATTGAAGGATTTAATTTCGAAGACAATGTTGCGTTCATTAACCCAGTAGAAATGAGGGGCGGAATTAAATTGCAAGGAGCAAACGACAGATTGCTTGTAAGGGCATCGAATTTAAACGGAGGAAGTTATCCAACTTTCGGTGGTCCTTCTGCTTATTTTGTTTATGCAGGTTCCGACATTTATTTGTCGTCAAACGGAACAGCTATCAACCTTACAAAGATTGCTAAAGCTTTTGGTGGTATCAGAACAGCAGCTATACCAACCGGATTCAATAGCAACGGAACGGCTACTGGTTGGTATAACGTTGATATGGGTTAGAATTTAGGAGGAAAAGAAATGGATCAAAATCAACAAATTATTCAAACATTGGGTTTGGAAGTCGCGACACGCGCGATTGAGAATGCCGAATTGAAAGCACAGGTAGCCCTGTTGCAAGTTGAAGTGCAAAATTTACATGAACAATTAGCGGAACACACGGAGGATCAACAAGATGAAGATTAACGTACGAACTACATTCGATGCAGAGCTTTTTGCTGAAAAGGTTGACAATGATGGGAACAAGCAAAACGTGGTATATGCAACGTTTAACGGCAATATCAATTCTGATGGAATGCCACAAGTGAGTTACTATATCCCTGATAATTATGTTGCTGTATATAAGGAAAACATCGCAGAATTTCGTAAGCAATGGACGGAGTTCCAAGATTTCGTATTTAAAAAGGCTGATGAGGCAACGCCTTCATTGAATGCAGCTGCAACGGAAGCATAACGGGGTTGAACTATGCAATTACCACATGACCTAGTCGGCTGGCTGTCCGTCATTGGTTCGTTTCTAACGGGATTAGGATTTATCATCAAGTTCACGTTCGTACGCTCATTTGACAAACTTTCTAATGACATTAGGGATTTAACGGCTAAACTAGGACATCAAGATGATCGTCTTGATAAGCATGAGCTTCATCTCGTTAAGCACGACGAACAAATCAAAACATTGTTCGAAAAGGAGAGATACCATGAATAACTTAATCGAATGGCTGAAAGCGCTGTGGGAAGTTGGAATCCTGCCAGCGCTTTTAATTTTGGCCATCGAGTACCTATCAAAGCGCTTTGCCAACAATAAGAGGCTAACGAGATTGCTCGGCATTGCAGAAGGTGTCGTGAGATGGGCTGAGGTGACATTTGATGGTGGCCAGACACAGAAGGCTCAGGCAATCAAGCAAATTAATGATGCTTTGCTAAGGCAAGGTATCGGTCAACTGTTCACAGCCAAGCAGATCGATGACGCTATCGAAACTGCAGTAAAGAATATGAAAGGAGAAGTAAATGAATAAATTGCTCAAGGGCGCTTTGGTTTCGACTGGAGCGCTTTTAATTATGGGCTCAGTACCATCAGTACATGCTGCCAAAGGCGACCAGGGTGTTGATTGGTCAATCTACCAAGGTTCACAAGGTAAGTTTGGATATGGCCATGATAAGTTTGCCATCGCTCAAATTGGTGGTTATCACGGGTATATCTATGATCAATCTACTTATGCCACGCAAGTGCAATATGCAGTCGCCCAGGGCAAGCGTGCACACACGTATGTGTGGTGGCAGGACATTACAGACTATGCCACAGCTGATGCGGTGCTTGATTACTTCTTACCAAAGGTACAAACGCCAAAGGGGTCAATCGTTGCGCTTGATGTTGAGAGTGGAGGACAGAATACCGACGTAATCATGCATGCCTTGCAACGCATCAAGGACGCTGGTTACACACCAATGGTTTACGGATATAAGAACTACTTGCAAGATTCAACTGATTTGCAACGTATCGCTAATTCGTACGCATTGTGGTTGGCCGAGTATCCTGATTACAACGTTACGCCAACGCCAAACTACAATTACTTTCCTTCGTTTGACAACGTGCAATTGTTCCAATTCACGGCATCATACATTGATGGTGGATTGGATGGTGATATTGACCTGACTGGTATCACTGATAATGGATACAAGAACGGTAATCCTAGCAAGCCAAACACGGACACGCCAGCTGTGGTTGCCGGTAAGGAAGCTGATAACACTCCAAAGTCAGATATTGCAGCGGGAATGACCGTAAAGGTTAACTTCAGCGCAACACACTATGCGACTGGTGAAACTATCCCAGACTTCATTAAGGGTGTACCACACAAGGTGTTAGAAGTTGATGGTGACCGCGTGTTGCTTGATGACATCTATTCATGGGTAAACAAGAAAAATGTCGAAATCTTGGACGCAAACACGCAAGATGACTCGGCAGAGTTTAACGGTGTATTCGTACTAGATAGTTGGCAATACGAGTTGGGTGGTGTGTACGTTCGAAACAATGATATGGCTATTCCAGTAGCAGATTATCACAACGATATGCCGGCTGTATCAGTAACGTTGACCGACCGTCATGGCAACCCATTGGCGGATCAAAACGGTCTTGGTAACAACGGTGTTCCCGAATACTTCACTTTGAATGGACGATACAAGGTATTGCAACGTGTTGGATCATCAATTGAAGTAGAGATGAATGGTGAGTCGGTCTGGTTGAAGGCTGCATACGCTGAATAAGTAAATAGATAAAGCCCGTCTGGACTATGTACAAAAGGTACTTAATCCGGACGGGCTTTTTTATGTTATTTACTTGGAACGTCCCATTTCCAGTCATGTTCAACTGCATGCCAGTTACCTGTAGCTGCAGAAGGTCCAATCTTGCCAGCAAGCTCAATCCAGACCTTTACATCATATAAGGTTGGACGCGTCATAGCTTTAGCGGTTGCTTCGGTATATTCTTCCCATGTTAGGTCAGCATCAACAAGCAATGGCTCTACAATCTCACGGTGCAGATTGATATATGCCTGTCGTTCAGAGAAACCATTGTCGATTAGCTCGTTGAACTTTCCTACATATAAAATACGGTCATCTTCAGTTTCTGATGCCAAAAATTGGAGGACTCTTTCTGTCCAATGTGTTAATTTAGTCATGTAAGTTTCTCCTTATAACATTAAGTTAAAATTAATTATACAGTACACAACAAAAATTGAAAATGTAGCACAATTTGTAGCACTCACCAAAAACACATAAACAGATAAATGAAAATACAACGTCTGATTTTATTAGCTACAAAACCAATAATCACCCAATCTTTGTCTTGTTTTACGCTGTTTGTCTGTCGGCTACAAGCTGCATTTTCTAATTAATTTAAAATGGACCAACTTGCGACACTGAAACAGATGCGCAAGTTGGCCCACATATAAAATAAGCCCGTCTGGACTAGGTACGATGTACTTAATCTGGACGGGCTTTTTTGTATTGAAATTGATATTCAATATGGTGCCGTATATAATAAAGACATATCAAGTCCCCGGGCAATTTTGTTCGGGCTTTTTTTATGGTCACTTTGGTCACTCTTTGGTCACTCGCCAATAATTCGCGGGCATATATCGCACAGATATAGCCAAAACAAGGCGTTTTATGCACGATATTTGAGTGATATTTGTCAGTTTCCTTCCTATATAAGTTCTCAAAGTAATTTGAGGGTTCAGTTTTGAACTTCTTAAAAGAGCTGATCCATTTGGGTCAGCTCTTTTTTCATATCTTAAAAATGTTTGGCAGCCTCTGTTCAGGCTCTGTTATTTCCGGTAAACTATTTAGTGTAACTAAAAAAATATCTTTTTGGAGATAATATCAGGGGAGAAGTATGGGTAAACAGATTAAGGTTATTGCTTGGGCAGTTGTGGTAGTATTGCTAGCCATCGTTGGCGGATTCAAGTTTTTTGAACGCGTTGATAATGGTAACGTTGGTATCCGTTATGCCATTTCAGGTGGTGTACGTGATAAGGCGCTCTCACAAGGAATTCGCTTTGTTGGATTGGACTATGTGACCCAGTATCCAATTAAGACGCAATCTATTAAGCAAAAGGTTGCGGTCGCCACTTCTGATGGTAAGAAGACGGATGTGAAGATTAGTTATTCTTACCACGTTGATCCATCTAAGGCAGTTTCAATCTACAAGAAGTTTGGATCAGCTGACATTCACACCATTGAAACTGGCTGGTTGGCACAGAAATTGCAAAAGGCAGCGCGTGAATCAATGGCACAATTTACATTGTTGGAAGTCGTTGGAACTGATTCAACGAAGGCACAAGCAGGTATCTTGAAGGGCTTCCAAAAGTCGGCAGAACCTTATGGCTTTGTGATTGAAGATTTGTCATTCGGAACGCCATCAATTGATGAGCAAACGCAAAAGTCAATTGATGATATTATCAAGGCTGGTCAAGACAACAAGAAGGCTGAATTGGAAGCTAAGACAAAGGAAACACAAGCTAAGGCTGATGCTGACGCTAAGATTACAGCAGCGAACGCCGAAGCTGAAGCTAACAACAAGATTAATGCGTCAATCAACGACCAAACGATTGCTTACATGGAGGCACAAGCCCGCTTGAAGCATGGTTGGGTAACGGTGCAAACAAACGATGCCATGGTTGATGCAACAGGTAACTAA